GTTTACTGTCGGACGTATTCGAACCATCTACTGGCCTAGTTAAAGATAACGCTTCTGTCGAAAGTGTACAAACACTTAGGCAGATTTGTTATCTTTTTAAGAAGGTGCTCCTTGACGATAGCGACAATGATAGATTGCACGCTAAAGCCATCGATACCTTCTTTTCAACAGAGAATCTAATAGATCGGAATTATTTGTCCGATCGAGACGATCATCTGTTGGGCGTTGTTTGTAGACACCTTCTGCCGGATCTCGGTAAACGAGACCTAGCTAAGCAGATGTACAAACACGGGCCAGGTAGTGTTGCTGAAAACATAAGCTCTAACCAGAAGTGGTTAGGTGTATACGACGGGCTGTGTAAACAGCTCTTCGATACAGACTTGTTTGGCTACTCCGATTTCGGAATCTTGGACCGTATTGATCTATCATCAATACAGTCTTCCGTGATCGAGGAAGTCGACACGCCGCTGTTTTCAGGCAGCAAGTCCTTTAGCAGCAGTGCTAGACTTGTAAGCGTCCCGAAAAATTCTACTTCGAGACGCCTTATCACGATTGAACCTCTGCTGAATCAGTTTATTCAACAGGGGCTCAGAACCACACTTATCGATTCTATCGATACCTGTGGTATTTTATCGTGTTGTCTAGCTCTATCCGACCAGTCCAAGAATCAAAAACTTGCATTGGAAGGATCCCGTTATGCCAATTGGTCGACACTTGACCTTAAGTCTGCTTCAGATCTAATGAGTCTAAAGCTTGTTAAGTCTGTATTTAGACATCGCCCCTACTTCTTAGGGGCAGTTCTCAAGTGCCGTACCCCTGGGGTTGTGAACGACTCCGTCGTGCACACTATCCAGAAATTTGGCGGTATGGGTAACGCTTTAACGTTTCCTATTCAGTCGATCGTGTTTACAGCTCTTGCTATAACCGCGATCATTGATCTGAAAGGGCAAGCCCCTTCATACAGAAACGTTAAGCGCGCTGCTAAGTGTATTCGTGTCTATGGCGATGATATCATCGTTAAGACAGAATACGCTCGTCAGGTGGCAATCTGGATTACGAACGCTGGCTTAATCGTCAACGAACGTAAGAGCTTCTTTGATGGATATTTCAAAGAAAGCTGCGGTGTCGATGCTTATAAAGGTGTCGATGTGACGCCTCTATATTGTCGATTCCGCCCAGACACAACTTCCCTCGAAGCTAACATCTTAGAGCAGATGGTAGCCTTCTCAAACAATGCTTGGATGAGAGGGTACTACAATCTTGCTACCCTTATCTCTGAGGAAGTAGAGAGACGTTTAGGAAGGCGTCTTCCCTACGTTTCCAGGGATAGTGGTATGTTAGGTTGGCATTGTCGTCGAGATGTCATGACCCCGCATCGTTGGGATCGTAACATCCAGTGCTTTGTCACCAAAGCCCTGACTTCCGTCTCTCTGAAAAGGAAAGACGTTATCGATGGCTATGCCGCACTACTGAAGTTTTTTCATGTCCCCCTTCTTGGGAGACCTCCGAAACACCTTCAGCAGTCTTCGAGGCGCTTCCAACTTAGAAGCGTTTGGAAGTGGGTGCCTACTCGCGTAAGCGAGTAGGTTAAATCTCTTCGGAATTCTTCCTTAGAGTCAGAGAGGCGCTAGTGTGAGCAATCACACCAACCGCACCACTTCGCAGTGGTACAGTGCAGAGCCTCTCTGCACC